TCCAAGCATATTTCCTCACACACAAGAAGGCTACGAAAATTACAAAAATGCGATTCAAGTTTTTAAGAATTGTAAGTATAAACCATTTGAAGAATTTGAAAAGGAATGCCCTGAATATTATGAAAAAATTGTAGAGAAATTGAGGATTGAAAATGAAAAACATAAAGTTTCGGAACTTTACGATTACTAAAAGAGAAATTCTTGTAAGTATTGTAATCGCAGCCTTAATGATTATGTTTGGCTTTCTGATCAGCACGAAATGGTCAGAGAGCCAACAGGAATCTGATATTAAATATAACAAGGCAATTCAAATAGATAATGATACAGATCTGTTCCAATATGGAATGGATACAAATGTCGGTAATGCATTTGTTTATGGGGAGCTGAAAGCTGTAGATTCAGTTACATATCCGGAAATTGGTGGAGAATACATGTATGTTCGAAAAGTAGAAGAACATTATAATATGCACACTCGAACTGTTACGACTACTGACTCAAAAGGGAAAAAGCATACAAGAACAGAAACATATTGGACCTGGGATTATGCCGGAGAAGAAGATAAAAGTTGTAAAACGATTAATTTTTGTGGAATTGATTTTGATAGCAGTAAAATTCCATTTCCAGGGAAAGACTATATTGATACATTGAGTGGTGGTTACCATGTAAGATTTAAATACTATGGTGTTCCTGCAGTTAATAAAGGGACTATATTCACAAATCTTAAAGATAAAACCATAAATAATACTAAATATTATAACAATATGGATCTAGATGAAACTTTTAAATATGTTACAACACATTTTCCAATGTGGTTGTTTTGGGTATTATGGATTATGTTGACAGGAGCTGCCGTGTTCGGGTTTTGCTATTTGGAAAACAGATGGTTGGAGTAAAAATATGGATAAAATTAATAATTTAGAATATAGAGGATTCCATGCAAAGTTTAATCACGATTTAAAAATAGGATGTATTGTTGACATTGAGGACCTAGTAACATTTGAAGCCGAACATAGCAGTGATATTGAATTTGAATTTCATAAAGCAGTAGATGATTACATGTCATTTTGTAAAGAAGTTGGAAAAAAGAGAATTAAAAATTGTCCTGGTATTGCTACGCAGTGTCGTGGAAAGATTGTAATGGTAGAACCACATCCGAGATTTAAGGGAGCTTGGAGATTTGAATTAAATGGTGAAACTTGGGTAAGTAGTAGTTGGGCGTTTGAAGAGGGTTATTGATGGATATTTTTAATGATAAGAATGTATATGTTTACACAGAAAATGACACAGTGTTTATTCTTCCTAAAGATCAAGATAAGCCAGTGAAAATTTGTTATGAAGATCCTAATAGACGAATTGTTGCAAACAATGATGGCTCTATAACAATTGAAGATACAGTATCGTTAGAATGGCTTGCAAATCATATTGTCGATAAGGAAGATTATGAGAAAATTGAGAATGCCTTAAAAGAAGCTATAAGCAAAACAAAGTATATTATATGTGAAGTGCGATAAAAGATATGTTTTACGAAAGTGTATATACTTATGGTTAAATTACAAAATATGGGGGTAAAAATGGGCTGTCCAGATATCAGTTATAAAATTATGTGCCAACGCTTTGATAAGTTGATTTATAGTCGAAAGGATATTGATTTGTCGGCTGATATAAAAGAGTTGGAAAATAGAATTCAAAGTAAAGAACATACGCCGGAATATTATTTTAACGCCGGAGTGATCGCCAGGGGATATCTGGATGAGATTCATAAGAACGGTGATGCAGTTAATGCTTACATTGGTGGATTAAATCAATTCTGTTGGCTAATTGGTTTAGATAATGAAGAGGATGATAATGATGAGAATAACTAAATTTCCAGATAAGTGTGATCCAAATAAAATATTAATGGATACAATTATTAAAAGAAATAGTGTATGTCCATGCTGTGGAGAGAATAAGTTTTGTACAGTTAAAGACGAATTAGATGCGATAAAGAAACATGAAAAATTATCCGGTGTTAGACAAATTAGTGGTGTTCGAAGATTGGGATTTCAAAAACCTTGGTATAAACATGTTTTTCAAGGAGAGAAGTGGTGGAATTCATTATTATTCAAATGCGAAACTTGTGGAGCAGAATGGGAATCAGAAGAGTTTCCGGATATTGAATGTTGTATTGAGGAATAAGATGGATAAGATCATATATTTTGAACTAAATAATTGGATTCATGGAATATTCTATCCAGACGATGAACCGTTTAGATTATGGATGAAAAATGATTTACAAATCAAATTTGATGATGAGACTTGGGTAAAGAAAAGCAGATTATGTGTAGTTAGAGAATTAATTGATATGTCTTCAAATTATTGTATTACTGCTACACGAGAATGGGTCGTGAATAATTGTCCAAAACTGCTTACTGATTATGCAGAGTTTATTAGATATAAAGAAGATGATGGTAAGGTATATGGACGGTTTGGGACGGAATTTAAAGAATACAGAGAAGAAAATATTGGTATATGGGATTTGGAGGAAAACTATGAGCGATAAAAATTTTTTGGTTGGAGATACTGTTTGGTTTTATATTAGAAAACACGATTTTATGTCTAAGGGAATTATAAAAGAAATATTTATTTTAGATGAAATTCCTTTTGCACTTATTAGAAATGGACATATGGAAACTAAAATGCCTATTTCTCAAATATTTCATGACGATCTTGAACTTATTGCTTGGATTGAAAAAGAAGAGAAAGCAAATGTAAAACGCATAAAAGATAATATTCATGATGCGAAAGAGCTGGTTGAACTTATGTATTCTGTAATTGAAGACTGTGAATTCATGCCAGTAGCAGATTTAAATGATAAGAAGATTGCTATTAAAGAAAGAGCAAAAGAAATTTTTGATGTAAAAATTTAAAGGACATTGATTATGGATAGTAAAAATTTTAAAGTTGGCGATAAAGTTTGGTTTTGGGAGCGATGGCCAGAAAGACCTGTATTTGGTACTATTGAAAAAATTTATATTACTGGATCAAAATTATGGGCCGAGTTAAATTATGATAATGGAAGACCTGCTGGACGATTTTTTGATTATTTATTTGAAACGAAAGAAGATTTATTGGAGTTTAAAAAAAAGAATAAAAGCAAAATTTGATTGGAGTGATTTTATGGCGTTTACTGTAAATTTTCCTGTTGATACAGGGAAATTTGTAATTACAAATTATAAAGATGTTGATTTAAGCAAACCAGAAACCTTACTTGGTAGAGTTGGTACTATTGCATGTTACCAAAGTATTACTCAGGAAAGCGATGATAATTCGTTTATCGTTATGGTGTCAGGATATAAAGATGCGTGGTGTCAAGAAACTTTGTTAGATTGGTTACATATTGCAACAGATGAAGAAGTTGAATTGTATAAGAAAGTGATGGGAATCGAATGAAGAAGAAAATTTTAGCTGCGATTGCTGCTGGATTAATTTGTGTGTCAGCAAGTGGATGTGGAACAACATATCAGGAAGCTATAAGTGCCAACACCGCGAATGGAGCAACTAGTTCGAATGGATATTTTACGGAGATTGTAAAATGGGGTGATGGTAATTACACAATTGTTTATGCGAATGATACAAAAGTAAAATATTTTATATGTAGTGGTTATAATCAATACGGCATTACACCACTATATAACGCAGATGGAACATTACAAGTTTATGATGGAGAATGATTTATGGAATTAATGAGAAGAAAAGTATGTGGAGAAGTACGTAAAGCATGGACATGTGAAATTACATGGTTTTTAGATCAAGTAGCTGGGTTAGATGAGCGACTTCATTATATTGTAATAAATGACTTAATATTGTTTGATGATGAAGATCCTGCGACATATTATATTAGAGTTCCTGGTGGAACAGTAGGAAGCATCTTTTTGGATGATGATCATAATATTAAAGAGATTTTTATTGATCCGAATGATGTTGTAAAAAGTTATCCGGCAAACATTAATAAGCAGGTGAGAAAATTTATAGGTGAAAGGATGATGGTAGAGTAAATGGAATTCAAACCAGGTAATATTGTAAAAATGATTGATACATATTGGCATGGATCATTAAATGAATCAAGAAAAGATATTGGTAAGTTGTTTGTAATAGAATATTCTTATGGAGAAAAATATGGCAATGGAGAATGCTATGGAGGATATTCGATTCTCAGTATGGAAAATGGATCTAGTTCTTCGTGGTGGGATGATAGTCAGTTAGAGTTTGTAGAAGAAGGAAATATTGATCTTATAGACGAATTAAAAAGGAAATATGAAGAGATTACCAACCAACAAAAAGACATTAAATGGATAAAAGAACATTTTTCAAAAAGTTTACCTACAGATTCTATGCTGACATTATTTCATAAAATTGGATATGAGTCAGCATTTGAACGGAATGGCGAATTCTATTGTTTGGCAATGGATTGGTTATCGTTTTATCCTGCATTTCTTTTATTGTTTGATAAAGAATTTGATTTAATGATAAAACTTCTTGAAACTGGAACAAATGAGAAATATAGAGATAAATATTTAAGAAATTTTACTGCTTTATATAATGAAATTCATGGTACAGACAAAAAGGTTGGTGAGTAAATGGAACTGTTAAAATGTCCCTTTTGTGGAAGCGATAAACTAAAAGTTGGACACAAAACAAAATTCAAAGATCCATGGAAGAAAATTGTAAGGATGAGCTTTTATGTAATGTGTAATAGATGCCACGCAAAAGGAAGTACGATTACAAAAGATATTTCGTATAGTGATGAGACTATAGAAATTTCCAAAGCAAAGAATGAAGCTATTGAAAAATGGAATATGAGGGCAGAATAAAAACGATATTTTATTGGGAAAATAGGAACAATATATTGCGTTCTTAGTAACAATAAGCACAATATGTTGTATGTGAATGGATGGAAATAAATTATGAAAGAAATTAGAAATTTTTTGTGTGATAAGAAACCAGATTTGTTTGATTATATTGCGTCCAGGGATATTGCACAAAAAGACAATTGTGTTATATGTCTTCAGTGGGTTGTTCCATACTCTGGTACATATAGTGAAGTGATTTATGGAAATGAAAGTGATGAAGATTTGGAAGCAATGGATAAGAAACATTATGTATATCCTATGTAAGAAGGGAGAAATAATATGCCAGCAAATGATGATCTTGGTAAAAGAATGAAAGAATATTATGAGCAGATTTCAAAGACAAAATTAATGCGAAGATGTCCGGTTGTATTGAGAATTGATGGTAGGGCATTTCACACATTTTGTCGTTCATTTGATAAACCTTTTGATGATATTTTGATTAAAACAATGCAAGATACAATGAAATACTTATGTGAGAATATTGGGGGTTGCGTACTTGGATATACTCAGTCTGATGAAATCTCTTTACTGCTTATTGATTATAAGAAATTAGATACCGCAGCTTGGTTTGATTATGAAGTACAGAAACTTTGTTCTATATCAGCAAGTATGGCGACTTTAGCTTTTAATAAGTTCTTTTATGATAATGTTGAATTTAGTTTCCAGGAAGAATGCGCAAAGATTAATGAAAAAATTACTAATAAAGAAATTAATTCTGAAGAAGCAGAGCCTATGTTTGATAAATTAGAAGACGAATATTATGATAAATACTATTCTAAGTGTAACAAAGCAATGTTTGATTCAAGATGCTTCAATATTCCGAAAGAAGAAGTAACAAATTATTTCTACTGGCGACAACTCGATGCCACACGCAATTCTATTCAAATGGTTGGACAAGCAAATTTTTCACATAAAGAATTACAGAATAAATCATGTAATGATATTCAAAATATGTTATTAACTGAAAAAGATATCAACTGGAACGATCTTATAACTTATAAAAAGCGTGGAAGCTGCTGTGTGAAAAAAGAATATGCCAAAGATGATATTACACGAACTAAATGGGTGGTAGATAAGAATATCCCTATTTTTAAAGGCGAAGATCGCAGCTACATTGATGATTTAGTATTCGTTGGAGAGTGATATTATAATGAAAGTATACAAAGAAAAGCAGTTTCTTGTTTTCAATTTTGAAAAAGTTGATGATAAAGAGGATGTTAGATAATAAAATGAATGAAGTTACGTTTACAATAAGTCATTGCAATGATTGTCCAGAAAGTCTATTTTGGAAATTTGGACTACATGGAAATGTGTATGTTTGTGGTGCAAATGAAAATGATAATATAAGCATTATCCCAGATTATACAAAAATTCCAAATTGGTGTCCGTTATTAGGTCAGAAAAATTATATTAAGAAAGCAACAGGTGAATTATTATGAAAGATTTCCCGGAGTATGTAAAAGAAAATTTAGACAAGCTCACAAGGGATGATTTGATTTATTTAATTAGAGAATATGATCATACATGGTCCTGTATTGGAGAAACATTGGTTGACCAGAGTAAATGTCATATAAGTGATGAATATGCAATTGATAAGATCAGTAGTTATTTGTCTGAAATTAATAGACTGAATCCAAGAAGTAATAGATTGAATTTAGAAATTAAGTTACGAAAAGGTGAAATTACACCAGATGAATATAGGAAAATTGTGTTAGGTGGTGATTAAAGATGCCAGTAAGTAGTGAAAAATATTATAAACCAGAAGAAGCTTTACAGGATCTACAGGTACAGGAAACGATTTTAAATGTTGCAGTTGATGTACAGGTATTGCTTAGAATTTTAGTTGATAAAGAAATTATAACTAGAGAAGAAGTAGCTGATTATCGAAATGAAGTTAGGAATTCTCCAAAATATAAAGTAGTTGCAGATGATATTCAAAGACAAAAAATTGGATTTAAGGCAGCTAAAGATAATCCACAGGAATATTTGAAAGCAATACTTAAGGCTAAAATGGATGGAAAAATTAATTAAGAAAGGATAAGTTCGAGTCCCATGGGTTAAAATGCACGCAGCTCTTACGATGGTAAGATAGGATGAGAACTTTATTATTATTTCGTGGTGCTCCTGGAGTTGGTAAGAGCACTTATATTGAGAAAAATGGTTTAAAGCCATATACATTATGTGCAGATGATATTCGGTTACTCTGTCAGAGTCCGGTATTATCTGTAAATGGTAACACAGAAATTACACAGAATAATAATGGTACTGCTTGGAAAATATTATTTACTCTACTAGCGGTTAGAATGCAGCGTGGAGAATTTACAGTTATAGATGCAACTAATTCCAATACTTCTGAAATGAACAAATATAAGAAATTATGTCAGGAGTATAGATACAGAATTTTTCTTGTTGATTTTACAGATGTTTCAATCGAGGAATGTAAGAAAAGAAATAGTCTTCGTGCTGCAATGAAACAAGTTCCTGAAGCTGTTATTGATAAGATGTACAATAGATTTAAAACACAGAGAATTCCGTCCGGTATTACAGTAATTAAGCCGGAAGAACTTGATAAAGTGTTTATGAAAAAGATTGATTTGTCCGAATATAAAGTGATTCATCACGTAGGAGATATACATGGTTGTAATACAGCTTTACAGAAATATTTGAACGCAATTGGCGGTATCAAGGACGATCACTTCTTTATATTTTGCGGAGACTATATTGACAGAGGAATTGAAAATGCGGAAGTGGTTCAGTTTCTCTTAAGCATTAAGGATAAACCAAACGTACTTTTGCTTGAGGGCAATCACGAAATTCATCTAATGAAATATAGTGAAGATAAGAAGTCGTTCTCAAAAGAATTTGAATTATTTACAAAACCTGCATTAGATAAAGCCGGTTTCAGTAAGAAAGATCTTCGGCAGCTGTGTAGAAAATTTGCTCAGTGTGCCTATTATACATATCATGGAAATACATATCTTGTTACTCACGGTGGTCTGAGTACAATCCCACAAAATCTTACTTTTGTTGCAACCGACCAAATGATTCATGGCGTTGGTAAATATAATGATGTAGAGCAAATTGCAGATACATTTTTTAATACTACAGATGATCACACTTATCAGATTTTTGGTCACAGAAACACTAAAGGGTTTGATGTTGAAGTAAATCCAAGAGTATATGATTTGGAAGGACAGGTTGAGTTTGGTGGATGCCTGAGATGTGTTGATATTGTTCCTGGTGGAAGTATGACTTATGAGGTTAAGAACAATGTATTCAGAGAGCCAGAAAAATCAGCAAGAACTATGAGTAATAATGTATCTGATGCACTTATTGAACTGAGACACAATAAATATGTTGTAGAAAAACAGTTCGGAAATATTTCTTCTTTCAACTTTAGTCCAACAGCTTTTCAGAAAAATATATGGGATGAGCAGACGACTAAGGCAAGAGGTTTGTTCTTGGACACTGAAAAATTCCAAGTTGTAGCAAGATCCTACGATAAATTTTTCAATATAAATCAACGTGAAGAAACCAAATTTGATACTCTGCAGCGTACATTACAGTTTCCAGTTGCTGCTTATGTGAAAGAAAATGGATTTCTTGGAATTGTTTCTTGGAATGAGTATACAGATGATTTATTTATCACAAGTAAGTCTGATCCTGAAGGACCGTTTTCTGAATGGCTAAAAAATATGCTTTATCGGAAAATTTCTGAAGAAAATCTTGAGAAGATGAAGAAGTATATTAAAGAGAACGATGTCTCTTTTGTATTTGAGTGTTGTGACATGGAGCATGATCCGCATATTATTGAGTATTCAGAGAGTAAGTTAGTGTTGCTTGACATTATATACAATACTCTGGATTTTCAGAAATATAACTATGAGGATATGGCTCATGTTGGCAGAGAGCTTGGGCTGGCAATTAAGAAACAGGCTTATGAGTTATCTACATGGCAGGAATTTTATGATTGGTATTTTGACGTTTTAGAAGAAGATTATGAGTACAGAGGTGACAAGATCGAAGGATTTGTGATCGAAGATGCCAATGGATATATGATTAAGCTAAAACTTACATATTACAACTTCTGGAAGTTTATGCGTGGAATCGCTCATGAGACGTTTAAGAAAGGTTATACAAATAGAACATCGTTGTTGACTACACCGGTTGCAAATGAGTTCTATGCCTGGTGCAAGAAACAGTTTGAAGATGGTAAAGCTGATGGGCTGCCAAGAGATATTGTTACCCTAAGAAAAATGTTTTATAAGGAGAAAGAAAATGTGGATTAGTAAAAATGATTTTAATGGCTTAAAAGATCAGTTTAACAATCTATCTGAGAAAATTGATGAACACAGAGAGACGATTTTTGAGCTTCAAAGGATTATAGAACATTACATCCCAGGGAAAATAACTTATGTTACTTCTAAAAAAGTGGAAGCAAAAACTTATGGTGGAGGTACAGTAATAATAGATCCATTTACATGTTTTTATCAAGATGGTAAAGAATATCAAATTAATGGATTGTACTTACATGATTTGGTAGCAATTGAAACCAAAGGATGTAATGAGAAGGTTTTATATATAAAAGAATCATATAAACCAGAAAATGAAACTCAATATACTACAGAAGAATATGTTGTAGACCTACAAAATCATACTTTTATCAGAACAAAGTAACAATTAAACAAGAAGTAAATTTGTGGTATGATACCGCAGCTGGCAAACCACCTATACTACATCAGTTTGGCAATAACAGCGCAAACTGAACCTAATAAACCGAAGATAAAACTCCAGTTGGTAAAGAATTCTTTAACCATAGGTATCCTCCTTTCAATGTAGCTATTGACAGGTTACTAGGTTTGTCCATTTACCTATTCCGGAGGAGATCATTCTTAATTGAATGGTCATAGATGGTCTTGGTTTCTGCCAGTCCCTTGGGTATGTATCAGATATCCAAACACCTTAACAGGTATTGTACCACATATTTACCATATATTTCAAGAAATTATTATAACTGTAAAAACACTGTTTTACTGAGGAATATTATGACTGAATTAGAAAAACTGAAAAAAGAATTAAATTGGTATAAAGAAAATTATAATACAGTATGCAAGATAGTATATAGAATTTCAGATAGTTTTATACCAGGATATTATACTGTTTTATCTTGTAATGGAACTCAATGTTGTCAAATTTTAGCAGATGAAATTATTAAGTTTGCACCAAAAAGAACTTTGCTAAAAAAATAAAAGGACTAAAGAATTTATGAGTGAATTAGAAGAAAATAATACTGAAGAATACGATGTAGATGAAGACTACGATTATGATTTTGAAGAATATCAAGATGCTTTAGACTATTGCGAAGAGTGTCGTATTTATGGCGATAACTATTATACTGACGAAGATGAAGATCTTGTATTAAGATGTCCTGAATGCAACATGAATCCTGACAGATTGGATGATGATTATATTGACTAATAAGTATTTTCAATATCTTTGTCCAGGAGATAATTTATTGTATTGTCCTATTAAAAGTGAAGAGGTGGAAAATATGATTGATTTAAAAGAGAAGAATGTATTGTGTACAACAAAAGATGAGGCTGCTGCTATTTTAAAAGAGGCAGAAAAACAAGAAATTAGATGGTACGATGGGGATTTAGCGACTGCATACAATCCATTAATTGAACATGGTGGACCTATTGTATTAACTTTTAAATATAATGGCATTAATTGGATTGGCGCAAATGCTACAGATACTGCTAGAGATTTATTGAATCCAGATAGAGAAATGACAGCGCATGAATTTTTAAATAAATTTTTAGATATGGCATATCATTGTTCTAACTGTGAAGAATGTAAAACTATTAAAGTGGATGGATGTGATTACAGATGGTGTGATAGTGATTTATGGACCAAAGATAATATTGATCAGGTTTATGAAATTGTAAAAACAGGGAATAAATTAAAAGAGATATCTAAACAAGCAGCCATAAACAATATAAGCAATTATTTAGATGGTAAAGAGCAGTTGAATATTAATGCGCTGAAATTAGCAATTAAAGTATTGGAGGAAAAAGTAAATGAAAAACAGAACTAAATTAAATATTATACTTGCAACTATTACTTATGTATGTACAGTGTTAGCCTATGTAATTGAAAAAAGAAGAACTCGTGAGTTCGAAGAGTGGAACTATGAAGATGAAGAATAATGAAACTGCAGTTATACTATTTTCATTCTTATTTATGATATTATTTACAGTTTTACCTATATTTATAAAAGATCCTGGGCTTCAATGGGATTTTGGACTTTTGACAGGTTTGAGTTTTGGTATATTTGTTAAGTATGGAGATAAGATAGATGAATAAACGGCAGAGAAAGAAATATGCTAAACGACATGGAACCTATGTGGATTGTAAAGAAACTTGGAACCTTGATTGTACCATTGCAAAATTTATTATACCAAGATTAAAGTTATATAAGAAGGTAATAAATGGCTATCCTGGACGTTTGAATAGTGTTGAACAATGGTATGAAATTATTGATAAAATGATTTATTCGTTTACATATTTTATTGAAGATCATAATGTTGATTTTTCAGATCCAGACTGGAAAGATAAAGAAAAGAATAAATATGAAAAGGTTAAAGACGGATTAAAATTATTTGCAGAATATTATGCAAATCTGTGGTGGTGAGGAGTAAAGATATGATTAGTGCGAGAGAAGCAAAGGAATTAACATTAAAAAATGCAGAAGTAGATATTAAAGATGAGTTGGCAGAAATTGAGAAGGGTATTTTAGAATCTGTTGAAGCAAAAAAGTTTTATACTTTATGCACAAAAGAGTTAAGTAGTGAAGCCGAAAAAATTTTATGTAAACGAGGGTATACTATTTGGACCGATTATTGCGGTATTAAAGGTACCACTAGAATAGTATGGGAGAAACCTCATTAATATGAATAAACGGCAGAAGAAAAAAGTTGAGGACAAATTATTATTTAGAGTTAAAAAATTACATCCTGGTAAAAACGATCTAATTCTTTTGACTTTTAATAATGATAAGATTGATATTGATACGGCATTTACATATTATAATGCAATTATAAATAACTTTGATGACGTTGCAAATTTTGTAATAATTCCAAATGGAATAACATTGAAGCAAATGGGTAAAGACGATGTATTAAAATATATTAATAAAGTAAGGGAGATAATTTTAAATGAATGATGTAGCAGTAAAAGAAAAAAGTTGGAAAGAGTTCCAGGAAAGTGGAATGTTATGGATGGCAAATACAATTTTACAGGTGTTTGGTTGGTCCATTGCTATTGACCAGGATGCAGATGGAAATATTATTAGCGTGTGTCCGGCTAGAGTTAAATATAGAGGATTTACACACGAGACAAATACCAAAGGATATATTAAGACTGCCAATTACATGAAAGAGAATGCAGAAGAGATTCTGAAAGAGGCAATGCAGTAATACATAAAATATGTTTTTTTATTGGAGAAAATACATGAAGATTTTAACTAAAAAAGAATTGCTTGAGGCTCCAGCCGGTACTGTTTATGTAGGATATACACCTGAAATAACAGATGGGGAAATTAAGATTAAAGTTGGAAATAATTGTAATTTAGATTTGGTCCCAGGTTTTGATTGGGTTAATAAAACCGATAAAGAAACTAATTGGTCAACTGATGATCTAAATATTCAAGCAGATTATGATGAAGGTGATTTATTTGCAGCGTTCAGTAAAGCCGAAGTTATGAAGATGATTAATTGTCTATCTTGGGCTTTAGCAGATTGTAAACCGTATTTTAATATGGATGAGGTTTATTGCCCAGGTGGAGCAATTATACACAAACCAGATTGGACTCCAGATTGGACACCGTATGGAGTAGAATGATGAAAGAATATTATAAAGATCAATTTAAGAAATTAATGCAGGAATATCCTGAAGGTGGAATTGTATTTACAGCAGTCGATGAAAGAAATCTTATGGTCACAGATGGTCTGTTTGGTGCAACAGAAGTAATTCCATACGAAGGAGAAGTATTCGATTTTGATTGGAATATTGATGAATACAGAGATGATGATTGGTTTACTGTGTATGATAACAATGATGTACTTCAGATGATTCAAACATTGACTAAAGGATTAAAAATTCCGTTAAAAGATGAAGGTTTACATTTCTAAGCTTATATGTTACTGGACGCAGTGACTATCTATTAAAATATGAGAAAGGATAAAAGTCTCATGAGATAAGCTACGTAGCACTTAATAAGAAATTATATGGCGTTAAATATAGGATATTTACAATCAGACAAAGAAAATAATGAGTTATATACCCCCCTCTATGCTGTAGATCCAATTTTGAAATATATTCCAAAGGATAAAATTATATGGTGTCCTTTTGACGAAGAATGGTCTGCTTTTTATAGGAGATTAAAAGAAGAGGGATATAATGTTGTAAGAAGTTCGTTAAAAGATGGTCAGGATTTTTTTACGTATGAGCCTAATAAATGGGATATGATTGTTTCCAATCCTCCATTTTCTAGTAAAGATAAGGTGTTGGAAAGATTATATTCATTTAAAAAGCCATTTGCAATTCTTTTACCGTTAAATTCTTTACAGGGTAAAACAAGATTCAAATTCTTTACGCAAGGAATACAGTTATTAAGTTTTGATTCTAGGATTAGTTTTCATAAACCTGATAGTATGGATATTGTTATTAAAGGTAGTCCATTTGCAACTGCATATTTTTGTAAAGATTTGTTACCAAGAGATTTAATTGTAGAAGAGTTAAAATTTTATGAAAAATCATTAGTAAGATAGAATTCTAATTTGGCAAATTCTTGTCAGAAAATCCACGTTTTATTTGAAAATTGAATAGAGAGAAAATAGGTAAGTGTAATGAAAATTAAGAATATTAAAGATGTAGAAACATTTCTTAAAGTAGTAGATGAGTGTAATGGTAATGTTACTTTAACATCCGTTTACGGAGATAAATTTAATCTCAAGTCTAAATTGACACAGTATGTAGCAGTTTCCGCTCTGATCGGCAATCACGGCGAAGACCTGGAGCTGTGGTGTACTAGCAAAGAAGATGAAATGAAGTTTTTACAGATGTTTAAAGAAAATCCAGAAATGGTATGAGAAAGTTTTGGAAATAATTGATGTAATGTTGATGAAATGATCAGAAAGGATAAAAGTTAGGTGCGCACTAAGGACATGTCACTTTCTGGTATAGAAAAATTAAATATATGGGAAGTAAATCTCGAATAGCGAAATATATTGTTCCGATTATTCAGAGATATATTGATGAAAATAATATTGATACATATATAGAGCCATTTGTGGGCGGAGCAAATATTATTGATAAAATAAGTTGTAAAAACAAAATTGCTTCTGATAATCATAAATATCTTATCGCAATGTTCAATAATTTAAATAAAATTAACACGTTGCCGGATTTTATTGATAAAGAGCATTATTCTGAAGTAAGAGAATGTTTTAATAATAATTTGAATACGTATCAAGATTGGTATATTGGTGCAGTTGGATTTTTATCTAGTTATAACGGTCGTTTTTTTGATGGTGGGTATAGTGGAATTATCACTACAAAAACAGGAGTACAACGAAATTATTATGATGAAGCAAAAAGAAATTTATTAGAACAAATTCCACATCTAAAAGACATTTCATTTCAATATGGAGATTATGAAGATTTTTATAATAATGTTTCTGGATGTTTGTTGTACTGTGACATTCCTTATAAAAATACAAAACAATATGGAACAAGTAAAAATTTCGATTATGATCGTTTCTGGAGTTGGGCTAAAGATATGAGTACAAGAAATATTGTACTTGTTAGTGAACATAATGCGCCAGATGATTGGAAATCTATTTGGGAACAAGAAGTAAAAAGAACTATTGATAATACAAAAAGAGTAAAAGCTATTGAAAAGTTATTTATATATAGTGGCAAAGATAAGTATTTGACTATAAAGGAGCAATTATAATTATGAATCAAATTTCAGATATTAGTATATATACGTCCAGAATGGCAAAATCATGTGAAGATAAGCTATTCTTTATGAATAAAATTTCAAAAGTAAAAAATATTGTGGATTTTGGATGTGCAGATGGAGCTTTAATTAGAGAAATGAATAAAGTTCTTCCTGATATTAATTATATTGGATATGACAATAATTCTGAAATGATTAAAATTGCACGAAATAAGTCAGTAGATACATCAAATATTAATTATACAAATATATTTCCAAAAGATATCTGTAATAAAAATTCTTTACTTAATTTATCAAGTGTAATTCACGAAATATATTCCTATTGTAGTACCGATGAAGTTAAAGAGTTCTGGGATAATGTATTTTTATCTGGATTTGATTATGTTTCAATTCGTGATATGTGTATTTCTGAAAATGTTTATAGATTTACCAATATAACAGATTATTGGAAATTAATAAATGCAGCAGATAAGAATCAAATTAGAGATTTTGAACATAATTGGGGATCGCTTATGAGAAATAATAACTTTCTACATTTTCTTATGAAATATAAGTATATAGAAAATTGGGATAGAGAAGTAAAAGAAAATTATTTTCCAATTACTTTAGAAGAATTATTAAAGAAGATTCCTAGTGATTATGAAATTGCATATATTGAAACTTATTGTTTACCATATTTAAAATCTATTGTAGAAAAAGACTTTGGAATCAATATTAATGATAACACACATGTAAAATTGTTATTGAAAAGAAAATAAAAGGAGTAGTGAGATTTGCTGCAGCGATAAAATCATGGTTTGCTCCGGATATAAAATGTTAGAAATAAATAAAATTTATAATGAAGACTGCCTTATTGGGTTAAAAAAACTTGACTCAGATGTAATTGATCTTACAGTAACAAGCCCACCATATGATGACTTGAGAAAATATAATGGATACTCATTTGATTTTGATGCAATTTCTTACGAGCTATTTCGTGTAACTAAACCAGGTGGTGTTTTGGTTTGGGTTGTAGGAGATAAAACTAAGAATGGATCTGAAACAGGAACATCGTTCAAACAGGCATTACAGTTTATGAAATTGGGATTCAAGCTGCATGATACTATGATTTTTGAAAAAGCAAATCCAATTCCGCAAAACCATAATCGTTATGAACAATGTTTTGAGTATATGTTTGTGTTCAGTAAGGGTAAACCAAATACATTTAATCCAATAAAGGTCCCAACTAAAAATGCTGGGAAAGTGTTTAATTGGGGAGACAGAAAAACTGTTATGGATGACAATCAATGTCGTAGAGATAGGACGACAGATTTGTATACAGTAAAGCCAGAGAAAATACATAATAATATATTTACGTACAGTGTTGGCGGTGGAAAATCAGGGCATCCTGCTGTATTTCCAGAGCAGTTGGCCAGAGACCATATTATATCATGGTCAAATCCTGGCGATTTAGTTCTTGATCCGTTTATTGGAAGTGGAACTACTGCGAAAGCTTCAATTGAACTTGGTAGAAGTTATATTGGATTCGAAATTAGTAAAGAATATTGCAATATTGCAGAAGAAAGATTGAAAGGAACCAAAAAAGTATGATGATTAAATCAATGAATCATTTTCAGAGCGTATGTAAAAATAAATTTGTAGAATGGTACAACAGGAGTAGTTATGCCAATAAAGGACCAAACGATATTCAGACGATTGGTGTTGATGATGTATTTGTAGTTTGGGCATGTAAAACGCTACAGAACTATAAGTGCATCGTAGGTACTCGTGCCGCAGCTGTTTTAGCAGAATATACATACAATGGTGATGATGGAGTTTTATACGAAGATATTTATAAGAAGATTGTGAATGCAAGTCATTCGGTAGAGTAACGATAAAATCTGGAATTTATCTGGATTAAAAGATCTGGAAAATTAGAAGTAAGCAATATAAAACAATAAAGGATGGAAAATAAAATGCAGATTACAGCGAAAAGCTATTTTAGTGGTGCAGGTGGAATGGATCTTGGAATTGAAGAAGCAGGGATCAATATTCTTGAATCATACGAAATTGATAAGAAATGTTGTGATACGTTAAGAAAAAATTTTAAGCACAAGGTTAACGAAGCTGATATTACTAAAATTACAGTTCTTGATCAGCAAGATGCAGATGTGTATATTGGAACTTTTCCATGTACAAAATATTCAACTGCTGCAGATATTAATGGCGCAAGAACAGGTGATGATTTATTTCTTCATTTCTTTAGACATATTGCATTGGCACAACCAGAAATGTATGTAGTTGAGAATGTTCCTGGAATGATTAAATTTAAAGTGGTTATGGAGGCACTGACTAAGTTACCAGATTATTATGTAAGAATCGAATGTCCTGTAAACGCAAATATGTGGCTACCACAAGAACGTAAGAGATTAATTCTTATTGGTAGCAAAAAGCCATTTATCAATCTGGATTATCCGGACGAAACTCCCTTACGCTTGAAAGATATTATTCAAAAAGACAGTGAAGTAAATATTCCACAGTATGTATTAAATCGTATCAATGGTAATTATAGAGACAAACCAATTGTTTCTGATCCTGAATGTGATGATCTTGCACCAACATGTGTAGCACACTATTCAAAAGATAGAGGAACTAGATTAATTAAAGATGGTAATAGAATCCGACCATATACAGTCAGAGAGTATGCAAGACTACAGGGTTTTCCAGATTGGTTTGAATTTTGTGGAAGTGATAGTGATGCTTATAGACAGATTGGTAATGCTGTTGCCGTTCCAATGGGACGCTGGGTTGGAAGTCAGATTGTAAAATATTTTAATGGAGCGAGGTAAATAAAATGGAAATTGTACAGACAAAAAATAATCATCTTTATAAAGAAGGTGGAGAAAAAGAGTATGGGTGTATATGTAAAAATTGTGGAACCAAATTTATTTTTCAGGAGCATGAGGGCTGTGTACCAAGATGTATAGATCCAAAACCAGAGCAATGTACTATTCACTGCCCAAATTGTAAACAGATTATCAGATATAGTGAGTGTACTGAACTTAAGAGTGAAGAAGATAATTTTGCATTTCATAGAGTGTGGTGATTAGTATGAAAGAAATTCTAGGTTATAATTTGGAAAAATTTTTTAGAAGAATAGAATATCCATGTGATGGCGGAATGTTTGAAAGAACTTATAAGGGTACTGATTATGAAGTTTGGGCAATGACCGATAATATATTTGATATTATTTGTGATTATTCTGAAGATGAATTTGTTGAATTGGCTGGTAAAGACGCATGGTGGAGATCAAGTACAGAAAGTGTTCTTGGAAAACCAACTGCTAGAGCAATTGTAAATGAAAAACGTTTAATTTGTTGGGACGATGATTATTATTTACCTGATGAATATGAAGAAGAGCCATGCAAAGAATATAAATCGCTTACAGAATACTTATGCGATGGAATTGGTGCTTCGTTACCCAAAAATGTTGTTGCATGTGCTATGGATCTTGCGAAATATAATAATATGTCTCTTGGAGACTTGTTTACCGAGTATGAAGGATAAGATTTATGAGCTGGTTAAAATGTAAGATAAAAGAAACATTTTATGGGAGAAAATGGAATGAAAATAGAAGAATATAAAGAAGTGATTTATAAATCGAAAAGTTTTTATGGCTCAGTGTATATTTTGGAAGATAAAGATATTTTGTTAAATTCAATTAACGTATTGGTAAAAGATTCTAGCCCAATAAAAAATATTTGCGATTTTTACATAAATAAAATATCTGAAAATCAATATAAAATTTTTATTCCTGATTATACGATTATTTGCAATGACTTTTTTGTTAATTATAGCGTTTTAAGAGATGTTAAAAAAATTACTTTAGAAAAAGACGAATGTCCAAATGTAACTAAAAAAGAAGATGGAAGTATGGAGATTACTTTTCAAAAAATGTAGGTGATAAAAATTGATAATTGAAAAATCTGTATCAAAAACATACGAAAGACTTTTTGTACAATCATCAATATTTCTTGATAATTATACCGGTATTTGTGGAAGACCATTTATAACATTACATGCATATAAAGATGCTATTTCAAAATGGTATGGTCCATACGAAATCTATATAAGTATTTGCGACTATGACGACTTTGAATATGGAGTTTCATATAAAGCACATAATGAAGAAGAATTCTTTGATGCGTTGCATGAGCTAATAAATTGGATGAGAGATCATGAACAAGGAATCACATACTGGGATGACGTTGTTAGTGGTAATTTATTTCCAGAATTTGAGAATGTTGAAAAGGTGATGTGGTAGATATGAATTTTGGAGTAACAGGTGTTAATCAAAAAGAAGAGTTACTTAAACAATTAAAGACTATTTCAGAAGCACTTGATAAGCAAACTGAGAAGAAAGTATCAAAGATGCGTCCTGTTATAGATTTTAATGGAAATGAAATATATAAACGTGGAGAATGTCCTGTGTGTGGATTTGAATTTAGCTGCTCTAATAATATGAAATATTGCTTTTATTGTGGACAAAAACTTGATTGGAGTGAGGATACAAAATGTTAATTCCAACAGTACCGGCTAAAGAATTTGAAAGATTTGGTTTCAAAAAATGTGTAGGAGAGTACGGAAAATCAGAATGTTATTACCTTTGTGTTTCCAGAGGAATCAAAATGCTTTTTGTGAGCAATAAATATTTTGATGTAAATAACTGGAAGGATGATGATCCGAGGATTCATAAAAAACCAAATTGCAGATACAGAGATAAAAGAACATACTTGGATATTATTTATGAATTGATTAAAGCAGATATGCTAAAGAGTAAGTTTGATAAGTCCAATTAAAAAATTATAAGAGGTGAGACAAAAATGTTAAAACCAGCACAGTTATATGTTGATGAATTAAAGAGAAAATATATAAGGACATGGTATGATCCGGAGTACATGTATTATTCTGGTTGGATTGGTTCGTCTGAATTAAATATTTCAGAAAATACATATGATTCACATAATTTTGCTTCAGTAGACAAAAATGGGAAAATAATTGGTTATATATCTTATTCTGTGAATTATGCAGCAATGAATGCTAATAATTTTGGAGCAATTAGTTTTGATAAAGGTAATGTGGAATTTGCAAAAGATCTATATCAAGCAATTTGTAATGTTTTTGAGAAGTATCATATGAACAGACTTAGTTGGGGCTGTTTTGTTGAAAATCCTGCAATTAGAGGTTATAGGAACTTTATTAAGAAACATGGCGGTAGAGAATGTGCATATTACCGGCAGATTGCAAAATTGCAGGATGGAAAGTTGCACGATAGTGTAGAATTTGAAATATTAGCAGAGGAATTTAAGAGGTAGAAATGAGACTGATAGATGCAGACTTATTAAAGAAAGTAATTCATAGTGCATACTCAGATGATTTAGAAATTCTTGAAAAGATTGATAATCAACCAACAGCTTATGATGTGGATAATGTTGTTGAACAGTTGGAAGAAACAAAAGGTATATATTCTGAACTATCACTTATTTTTAAAGATAACACTGAGATAAAAAAATACATAGGTATGGAACAGGCAATTGCATTAGCACTTGAAATCGTGAAAGGTGAGGTGAAGTAGATGGAGAGATTTCTAATTGATGATGGTATTAAACAGTCAAAGATAGTTGCAAATCGTTATAAATGGAGTGCCGAGAATGCAGACATGGGTTCAGAAGATGCAAATGAGTTACATGCAGATATATGCAATCAATATGTAAAGGAATATGAACAGATCGCAGAGTGGCTTGAAGAATTAAAATCTTACAAAGATATTGGCACTTTAAAAGAATTAAAGGAACTCAAAGAAAACGGTACATTTACTGGATTAGAGCTTGCTAAATTAGCGATAATGCAGAAAGAATTGAAGGAATACAAAGATTTAGAAAAACATGGCTTGCTTGTGAGGCTGCCGTGTAAGGTTGGAGATATGGTATTGGATAACGATTTTGGATATCAGGAATTGTATGAAATAAAAGCATTTTCATATGGATATTGTGACAGCTATGTAGAACCAGATATAGGAACAGAAGATGAAATTATATTTTATTACGAAAACTATACCGGTTCAATAACAGGAGCTTTTCCAATGA